TTGATCATGGTTTCCAGCTGGTCATAGGTAGTGGTGCTACCAGCTTCCCAGAGGTTACCAGCGGCGTGCTGGGAGATCAGGGACTCGATACCATCCATAGTGGTCAGTGGGCGGCCATTCTTGGTAGTAGAGCCTTTCTTCCCGAACAGGATAGCCTTCTCGATAGCCTGAGCGTGGAAGGCAGCACAGTCTGCCTTGTTCTCAGATACCGTGTTGAACCCCTGTTCCATCTGGGTAACAGACAGAGTGCGGGAGATATCCCACGCATCACGGAAAATCTGGGTGTTGTTCAGGTGGCGGACTGGCACCACTGCCAGACTGGACGGCATCTCGGAGGCCTGCTCGTGTGCAGTACCGATGTGCACCAGCTGAGTACCATTCGGAATAGCAGCAGCGGTAGTACCCATGAAGCCGCGGAGTACTGTCAGTGTGGTAGAGCTGGGAACAGCAACCACATACAGAATCTCAGCCAGCGCAGTATGCTGGACGGAGGTACCGCCATAGGCTTTCTGGTAACGCAGCATGGAGCCAGGTACGATCTGCGCAGTAGAGGCCACAGTAATGGTGGTATCACCAATCAGGGCGTCTGCAGACAGTGTGACTGACGGGTAGATCATGGTCTTTGACCAGTACCCGTGCTCGATCTGAACTGCTGTGACTTTCTTGGCATAGCCAGTCATAGCGAACAGGGGAGCACCACCGTTCGGGGCAATACGTGTCAGCCCGGCAGCAAAGCTACGGCGAGCCAACCCATCGGGGATATTCGAGGTATCATAAAACTGCATATCTTTTCTCCTGTGGTAGGACTCTACCGTAGTTTAACAAAAGAGGTGGTGCGCAGTAAGCGGTGTTACAGCCCGTCGAAGAACCCCTTTTCCTGTTGCTGCTGTTGCGGCTTCGGAGCTGGGGTAGCTGCCAGCTGGGAGAAGTAGTCCAGTGTCAGCTGTGCCAGCTCTGGTACAGTAACCCCAGGCTAGGCTGCAATGATCTGACGCTGAAGGTTTGCTACCATCGGACGGTATGCCGGATGTGCAAGTACGGAGTTCTGCGCCTCAACAGTAGCTACTGCTCCTGCCAGAGTCATGGCTTCCTGTACTCGGGACTGCGTTACCGGTGCTGTAATATCCAGCCCCCGCTTGGTAACAGAGGAGGCAGTAGCACCAGCGTTGGCGTATATCTGACGGCCTACAGCATTGATAGCCTCGATAAACGCAGTAGCAGCAGCCTCACCACCTTTCGACATAGCAGCACGCTGCTCTGGTGTAATGACACTGGTGAAGTCCAGCTTCTCTGCGGCTTTCAGATACACATCGGCCCCCGCATCAAGAATCGTAGGGGCCGGCGCGGCGGGAGTAGCAGGCTTACCATCAGCTCCTACCTTGGGAGTAGTATCGAGGAGGGTAGCGAATTTGTCAAGTGGTGACGCTCCCTGTGGTGGTTGTCCGTTGGCGCCCGGCATGTTCGGGTCTCCTGGTGTGGCAGACGCCATACCCGGAACTGTACGGGACATCCCATTGGGGTCACCCGGAGTGGGAGGGGTAGCACCGTTCATCGGAGCCGTCTGCTTGGGAGAGAAGTCGAAGTTGTGGGGCACGCCCGCGAAGTTTACCATGGTATATCTCCTTGTGGTAGTTTAGTTACTGCTAGGGTAGGTACTGCGATTAAAGCATTGTAGCCAGGGTTTGGAAGTCATCTACTTCTTGGAGATCTTCTTCCAGGTCATGAAGGTATCCGGATTCAAGTACTGCCTGAGGGTCATAAGGCTCTCCTAGTACCCGCTCTCTGGTTTCAGCAATCATCTGGGCTTTCCCTATATCAAGGAGCCACTGGAGCTGACGCTCCATAGCCTCTAGGGATACCCATTGGAGTTTGAAGTTGGGAGCCTCCAGATCGAGTGCTAGTCTGTCCTGCTGGCATAGCTGGCGAAGTTCACTGAAAAACTCCCGCTGGTCTTTGGTGAACTCTGGTATTGCTAGGTCATTGATGTTCCTGCTAGGGATCATAGTAATCTCGTCCTTCCTACGTGGTACGCGCCAGCTTAACCTTGTGCTATACGGCGTCAACCCACTCGCTACGCTCGGGGTTCCCCTACGGTGACACCGCTCGCACTGCGGTTCTTCTGTCGCTGCCCCCTCCGGAATAAACTCGATGGCTATTCAGCATGGGAGTACTGGATAGCCATGGGAGTGTGGTTATTGTTGAGGAGCCCCGGGTACTGCTGCTGTAGCTGGAGCCCCCGGTTGTGGCAGCGGTTGTGCCCTTGGGTATATCTTGATACGAGCGCCCCGGGCTTCCAGAGAGTCCACGAGTCCAGCTGTGAGATCGTACTGCTGATTCGCCTCTGGGCTCTGGAGCAGAATCTGGAAAGCCTCGATAGTCTGAGTGACTCCCAGTATCTTGTCCTTGGACAGAAGGCCATCCGCCAGCTTGAAGTCCAGAATGGCCTGCCGGAGTTGTACTGGATCAATATCCACCGGCTCCGCAGTATTCGGGTCAATCAGACTGGTGGGGTTCTGGTACTGCAGGATGTTCACTTTAACGATGTGCTTCAGTGGTACGAATACTTGGTTCTCCAGCAGTAAGGCTGTAGCTTGCTGATGAGAGTCCGCGTTGTCCATAACATCGTTGTACTCTTGCAGCGTTCTGTTCCCCTTGGTGAATTGCCCCCGGTTCGAGCGGTTCACATGGGCAGCATCCGCAGCCCAGCCCATCACCTGTCCTATGTCCCCATAGAGGTTCTGAGCATTGCGGTCATCGTAGGGAATTGGGTAGTAGGCATCCCCCAAGCCAGTACCATAGGCACCAGGCCGTACTGGGATCTTCGCACTGGGATTCGGACTGTTGATATCCTTCTTGGCAATACGGGAAGGGTCATACAGTCCGCGGTCTGCCAGTGCCCGCTGCAGGGAGGAGAGGCGAGCCTTCATCATGGTACTGGAGAGGCGCTGGAAGTTCCAGAGGAATTCCCCCATGCCCTTGGACTGAGTACCCAGCATATCCTCATTGGGCTGGCCTATGATGACTGGCAGGTAGTTGTGGGCATTGGACTTGCGCTCCGCGTATACCAGTACACCATTCAGCTCGTAGAACTTCCAAATCTGGACAGTATCCCGGCCCGGCCCAGGGGGGAACCCGAACATGGAGGGGATAATGCGACGGATATAAGTGACCCACTCGTACTTCCGAGAGGAGTCCAGACTCATGGGGGCGGAGCCGGTACTGAAGAAGGATACCCAATCCCCCGACTTCCCAGTGTCCAGTGCGTTCTCCCGGATACGGGGTATGTGGTACCAGTTGTGCATGGGACTGGTTTTCCAGAGCTCTGTAGTATTATTCATCAGTACCCCACCATTGGCGGTGAGTTCTGTGAGCCTGGCATGGGTCTGCGCCATAGTAAGGCGCTCCACATTGATCACGAAGTCCCCGCGGGTATGCACTTCCGCTGGGGGGACACTCATATCGAATGCGGTATTGTACATATCCAGAGTACGGAACTCATTGCCAGAGCGAAGTGCTGTTGTGACAGTACCTTCCCGCATGGACTGATTGGTATCTGTAATCAGGTTGAAGGAGGTACGGGTGACCCATTCTACCTCAATAGCTGCCACATTGTACTTCAGTGCGGTTTTGAAGAACATACTGAGCTGGCGAGCCCACCCGGAGTGCCGGGAGTTCTCCTCAATGATAGCCTCCATCTGCTTGGCGGCATCAGTACGCTCCCGCTTTTCACCAACAACACCGAAGATAGGGTGTCCGCTCAGGAACAGGGATACCAGGTACGCATGAGCAGCATCAATGTTCGGTTGCAGTACTGGCAGCTCCAGCTCCTTGTACAAGTCCGCAATGATCTTACGGGCAGCAGTCTCCTTGAGGTGCTCTGAGGATTCCAGGTAGTACGCAGTGTCCAGCAGTGCATACCCCACCCGGGTAGCAGCCATAGGGTAGGTATTCCAGTCCGCCAGCAACTGCTCCCGTACTCGCTCCTGTGCCCACGGGCTGATGGCAACACTGGTGGTGAGGACTGTGTTCAGTCTCTGGGAGGTAGGAACTGCCTGAGGTAGTGCTGGCGGTTTTGGTACGAAACGGGGGGTTGCCATAGTTTGGGACTCCTAAATAGGC